CAGCAGCAGCGGCAGCGGCAGTAGCGGGTATTTTTGCCATTGCGTCAGCTTGCGCTTTTATGGTGTCCGCTTCTTTAATGCCCAAATTGATTGCGTCCAACCTTTCGCGTTTTGCGGCAAGGTCTGGCGTGACATATTCAATGTTTTTACCTTGACCCACAGCTCGCGCTCTGTTTCGCTCCCTAATTACCTTAATTTGTCCTTCTAAAACGCGCTTTTCTATTTCCAATTCACCTCGCGCTTGTGCCCAGCCAGACGAACGCGACCCAGCCAATTGTTTTAAGGCGGCGATATGACCATTAGTTTCTTCACGAGCGCGTGATTGTGCGGTGGCAAGAGAATATATAGCGCCGACAACAGCGCCAATAGCGACAACAGCCAATCCCCATCCGCTTGATGCGAGTATAGCTTGTAGCCCCTTAATGCCAGCCCCAGCTAATGCGCTTGCTGTGCTTGTCGCACCAAGAGCAAATTGCAAAGCAATCAACTGACCAATATATGCAGCGATTGCTTGCAGGGCTAATGCTGCGCGAAATGCAACAAATGCAGCGGCCATGCCAGCAATGGCAACCATAGTAACTTCAATGGCGCGTAAAATTGAATTTAGATTTGTCGTTAAATAAGCAACGGCAGAACTTGCGGCAGTCAATGCTTGTGAAAATATATTGGTCGCGCCAGCATTGCCCAAGGTAACATACAGATTGTCGATGTTATCTTTTAGATTGGACATCCGACCATTAAGGGTCTTCATCTGCTCATCCATCGCACCAGCAAATTGCGTGTTACCAATGTCGATAAGGTATTGCTGGATTTCTTCGGAATTTTTTCTGACAGTGGTGGACACACCTTGGAAGGTAAATGTCACTGTGTCTTTTTGCTGTTTGGCCCTTATTCCAAATTCTTTAAGGCGCTCAAATTCCAGCGTTGAAGCGTCAGCGACAGCCTCAATCATTTGGTTTAAATCTTTACCCATTGATGCAGCCGTGTTGCCGTATGAACGCAACGATGCCATGCTTGGGTCAAGGCCAAGATTTTTCAGCTTTAAGAAAGCTTCGACAGTCTGGTTTAATTGGTAAGGCGTTGTTGCTGCAAATTTGCGTATTTCATCGAATGCAGCCGTTGCCGCAATCGTGCTGCCAGTTGCAACTTTTAATGAAGCATTAAGCGATTGAAATTCCGCATTTGCTTTTGCAACGCCAGCAGCAAGACCAAAAATACCAGCCGCCGCAAGAGCGCCACCAAAAAGCTTTGCAGCATTTGTAAGGCTATTTGCAGAACGCTCCGCATTACCAGAAGCGCGGGACAAATTGTTTAGGTCGTTGGTTGCCGACTTAACGTCGCGGCTATCAACTGAAATACGAAGGTTCGCTAAATCTGCCACGCGCAATATCCTATAAGGCCCAGAGCGTTATCGCTTAATATGGGCCATAGCACAAGATTATCGTCGTGTCTTGGTGTTGATTAGATTTGCCCAATCAGACATTGCTTTTGATATTTTTTCGCGCCGTTCAGGTGTCATAATTGCTGGGTCAACCCAAGGCGGTGGCGTGTTTGGTTCAACAGCTTGCGATAGCATTGCCGCATATTCACGAGATAATTGCCTGACAGTTTTGGCTTCCCAAGGTGTCAACGTCACGCCTTGATTTGACATCCATGCAGCCAAATCAACTTCATCTATTGCTGCGTTTCCACCCATGCCAACAGGCTTGGCGGGGCCAACCTCGAAAAGAATTTCGATAAGGTAAGCCCCACCAAGCACAGGTGGCATTACGTCTGACTTGGTTTCCCGTCGTGGGCGCTTCGCCTTTGACGGGATTGTGTTAAGCCAAGCCGCTTGTTTTACAAATAAGGTGAGTTGCTCAATCGTTTGCGCGAAAAAAGTTTGCGCGGTCAGCAACAAATTCCGCCACCTGTTCCTTAATCCACGACCATTCGTTGTAAACTGTGCGGACGTTTTCAGGTGTGCAATCCAGCTTTACGCCATCAAGCATGAAGCCTTCCCAAGCAACTGTCAGCTTCACAAGGTCATCAATGCTGTCTTCAGCCAGCTTTTCAGCATCAAAATCGACAGCCTTTTTGCCCTTGGAAATGCGGTTTAATGCCGCTTGCTGCTTTGCAAGTTGGATTTTGCGATAAACTTTGCTGTCCTGTCCAAGCAGGGTGATGGTCATACCCTCAATGATTTCTTCACTTTCGGGGTGCGCGATTTGCAAAACAGCGCCATCATCAGCTTTAACAGGTTTCAATAAATTTAGGTCAAACATATTTATTTCCATCCGAATGCACCGATGTTGAAAGTCTCCCCCGCCGTGGTCGGATGCAGCCACGACGGGGAAGTTTGTTGGCTAATTACGAAGAAACCTTAACAACCGAATTGTCGATTTCAAGTGTCACTTCAGCCATTGTGATTGCGTCAGCATTGCCGACATTGGTTTTGAACGACATAACTTGTGCAGTGAAATACTGGATGTCGCCATTAACCAGAGCAACTTTAACCGAAACAAGTGCGCTTGCACCAGCAGCGGCACTGCCCTTGGTTTGCAAAATGGTTTGACCAGCATCTGTTTCAGACAGCGCCATTGTCAAAGTAACCGAACCATAGTTCAACGAACCACGGCGCTTGGCAACAATACCAGTTTTCAAAGGAGTGTGTGTTGCAAGTGCAGCTTCAGCACCAAAAGCTGGCAAATCAGCCAGTTCACCGCAAGCCGACCAAGTTAGGGCAGCAAAACCAGTGGCGTCATAGGTGGATGGGGCAGTAGCCGACACTGAAACAATAGTGCCAACCGAGGAAACAACGTCAGACATAATTTAATCTCCATGCATGGGATTGAACATTTAACACAAAAAAGCAGTCAAGTCACCCTAACGCATTTTGCGTTCTGCGCGGTTGATTGCTAACCGCACCATACCACTTGGCGCTTGCTTTGACCATTGTTCAAATTCAAGGCGATAAATGTATGGAAGATTGTTGCTAATCCAGAAAATATTGCGCGGCGCACTGGCTATATCAGACGATGCCCTGCCAATCGCAACGCCAGCCGCAGATTGAGCGCCTTCATGCTCAACAGTCGTGCTTGATGGTATGCCAATGCTGGTGAACCAGTTGGCCCTTGCCCTTCCAGTATCGACAGGCGTGTTCAAAACAATGTCAGACAATAGGTCTAAACATATCTTGCTGATAACGGCGTCTGCGGCTTCTTCAGCCTTCGCAGCAAATGCTTTTACGTCCAAACTGAACGTGGTCATGAAAACGCCCGATACGTCACGCTGACAGGGATTACAAAGCGGTTGCCAGATATAAACGCTGGGTTCTGTGTCGTGCGCTGTATAGTGACAGTAATGCCACCATAAGTAAGCCTGTCGCCGCGCTGGAATGCAGCAGCAACGGTATCAGCGGTTGCACGGGCTTGACCCTTGTTGGCATCCAAAGGGGCGTAAACAAGCACCTGATAGACGCCGCCAAATTCATCCGATGCTGCGCTTGAAACACCAACAGGGTTAGTGTCGCCGCTCAACAGGCTTTCGCTTAGATATATCTGCCCATTGGTGGGCGTAAACTTGGCATTTTCCCAATGCGTTGGAAGCGCAAGCGTATTAAGTTTACTCGCAAGCGCCGCACTAATTTTGTTGTTAATCATCTAAAGGCTCCACAATCTGCATATCTACAGCCACCTTTTTACCATCATCCAGCTTAATTATGTAAGCAATAACGTGGTTGTGCGTGTCGTGTAACACGCTGTCCAAAATGCCAGAGTTCCATTGCGATGGAAAGAAAACCCTCTGGCCTATCGGCAACATCAGTTTGACCTTAACTGGCATATGTAAATCACATCCTCACCAGTAAGACGGATTGGTTGCACATCCATGATGCGGTATGTTGTGCCGTCAATGGTTGATAAGCAGCCCACAGCAGGGCGTGTGGCGATAAGTTCAAGGATTAGGCGCACATCACCCGCTTGGATAATATCTCCGTCAATATCGCGTTTGTGGTAAGCAGCGGGATACCCCTTGCCTGTTATTGTTGTGCTGGTGTTCGTGCCGATGACTGCGCCAGTGATGGGGTCTGTCGCGCCATAAACAGGGAATATGATGGACACCGCTTCGCCATATTTAGCAAGCAGTCGTGATGCTGTTTGCGCTTGGCTGCTCATGTGCGGACAACCCGTGTTACACCAAACCCGCTTTCAGATGCGGATAAAAGGTATGGGGTCAATATCCGATTGATGAATGGGTAACGCTGCGTCGGGTCGGAATAATCTTGGTATTCAACCTCAATTACGTCAATCTTTTCGCGCTTCACCTTCTGGCCTTGGTCGGCAATCAGCGTATCGCCAGCCGCAGCCCGTAGCGCCATCTCTACGCAAGCGTTTATGACCTGTGGTGGCACAACACCGCTGGGGTAATTGAAGCCATCCACAACCACGTTATAGCGCGGCCATGACAATGATTGCGTTTCGCTGACGCGATTGCCTTTCCAAGCATCGCGGTATGTGGCTTCCAGATAGTCGGTTGCCTTGACCAGCGATTGCTGTTTGATTGATGTCGAAAGACTTGACCAACCCGTTATACCACGGTCAGCTACATAGTCATCCGCAGCCGAAACGCTGGCATAGCTATTAGCGTTTGGAAGCCCTACACCTGTTTCGACCACGAATGCCATTTTTTACTCCTTGCGGCTTTTGCCAGTTTTAGCTGCTGGTTCTGCTTCTTCGGCAGCAGGGGCTTCTTCGGCCACAGGTGCTTCTTCAACAGGCTCAACAACGGCTGGCGCTTCTTCTGCTGGTGCTTCTACCACTTCCACTACCTCTGGGGCAATGGCGGCTTCAACTTCAGCAGGGATTTCTTCTACATCCAGTTTTTCGTGCAAAGGTGTGCCAGCGGGGGCAAAAATAGCATCAATGATTTTATAACCCTGCTCTTGCAATTTAGCTTTACGCGCTGGGTTCATTGGATGCGGTTCATAAATGATTTTAGCCATAAAATCCTCCAAATAGATTGGGGGCCGCCCTTCCAACCGACGGCCCCCGCACTCTGCTCAATTAAGCAGCAGAGCCAATCGCCATAACACCAGCAGTATGCTTGATGGACGTTGCAACCTTGTCCCAGTTGGAACCAGTTGCAAGTTCAGCATCCGTTGGCGACTTGCCGCCATTGGTGATGTCCCAAGTGTAGCCCTTCAAAGCCACGCCAAAGGTGTAATCGACTTGCATCGTGGTTTCGATACGGGTCTGACCGTTGTTGGTTTCGATGTTGCTGATAACATCGCCGCCGTCATAAACGATTGCTGCGCTGTCTGCGAGGCCAAGAACACGGTTCTTGTTTGGTGTGCCAGAAACGAACAATGCAGGGGCGTCAGTCACGATGACAGGACGGCCAAGGATGTCCACAACTTGCACGTTTTGAGCAACGAACAACTGTGCGCCGTTGGTCAGGTTCTGTGCAATTAACTTGTGATAGCTGTCGCCATTCATGACGTTTGCAACGATGCTCGACGAATTGTCGCCAAACAAAGCGTTTGCGCTGTTCATCGTGGCATAGGTTACAGGGCCGCTGCCCGAAACATCAACAACCGTTGCTGCGCCTTGGTTGGCAATTGCAGCGGCAACTGCGGCAATCGCAGTGTTAAGCTGGTCAGCCATCAGTGCTTCAGCAAAGTTACGCGATGCAACTTCGATGCCTTCCGACGTTGGCTTCTGCAACCATGTAAGCTGCGAAGGCTCAAAGCGGATGGGGCCAAAGCCACCAGCAACCTTTACGCCATTAAGCTGGAGTTGCGTCAGGTCAGTTGCGGTAGCCGATGCTTGCGAAGCATAACGGTCAACTCGACGCTGTGCGCTATGCACGGCAGCGAAGAAGCTTTCCTGATAGAAGTCGCCATCGAAGCCAGTCGTGGTCAAACGGATTGCGCCACCCGATGCTGCGTTGAACTTCTCGACCATCTGGGCGAGAGTTTCGATGGTTGCTGGCATAACGTATTCGTTAAATACCTTCATTTGCGAAAGAGACATAATTCAAAATCCTTATGGTAGGTCAGGGAACATTTGTTTAATTGCATTTGTCCGCTGCGTCTTATCGCCACCAAGGTTGCCCTTCGGTGCGATAGGAACACCATTGCCTGTCCCGCCAGTGGCTCCACCACCAGAGTTCGCGGGTGCGGAAACGAAGTGTTTACCTTCATCGCCAGCAGCCCATTCAGCAATTGCTTCAATCAGCGGTTTGTCACCCATGAGTGCAGAATATTGACCGTTATCAGCCATCAACTTGGTTTGTGACTTCAGCATGGCCTTTGCTGCCGCCATAAATTCAGGTTTGATACCAGCCTTTAGCATTGCATCGTTCAACCCGTTGTCGATTAGATAAGACTGAAGCGCACCATCCTTTTCGTTTAGGTTTGCTTGCAATGTTTCAATCGCCTTCGTGTGTTCCTTTGCAACTTTTTCGAGTTGCGATTTAAGCGTTTCATTTTCATTCTGAAGCGCCATAAAATCATTTGGGTCTATCTCCACGCCTTTCGCTTTCGCTCTGGCAACTTTGACTTCCCTTAAAAGTTCAGCGTTTTTGGCATTCATTGCCTCCATCGCTTCTTCTAATTCTGCAATCCGTTCTTCACTCATAGATTTGTCCTCTGGACTTGGTTGCCCCACGGGGGCGGTTTATGCCGCAGCACAGCCTTGGCGTAACTTTTCTAATATCACGGTAAACACTATATTACTATAGTCGCTTCAACTGTGCTAAAGTCAGCGGATTGCCACGCTGGTCTAGCAGTTGGTTTAACGTAATCTTTCCGCTGCGCCAAAGTTCTGCACGGCCTTTGCCAAGCATCTTGTCTGCAAATTCAGGGGGTTTGCTCTTTAAGAATTGGTCGAACGTCAGGTCGGCAGCGACATATCCGTCCATGCTGGCGCGGGTCGATGGCTCAATACTGTCCTTAATCTTGCCGCCCGTCAGTTCCTCGAATGATTTAGTAATCGGGATAAAACTGCTTCGGCAATTCCAGTGCGCGGGTGGGCCACCATTCCAAGGAATTTTGTGACCGATGGGCTTAAAGTCGGGATATGTCCATGTCTTGCCCGAACGGGCCACACATATTTCGCTGGTGCGGCTGTCCAAGGTCGAAACCCATTGCACTGCCTTAATGATGTTAGCGTTGGCTTCCAATGATGCCAGCCTTGCGTCTTTCGCTACAGTCTTAACGGCTGTGCGCGTAATCGCCATTGCATCGCGCCGTGCCTTGGCAATTGGTTGACCACCTTTGTCGCCCACGCCGATAAGTTCTTTGGCAATCTGTGCGTTGGTCTGCCCAAGCAAGACGCCGTTTTTAACAACGCGCTCGATGTCGAAACGTGCGCTTTCGTTTAAACGGGAGAACCAGTTGCCGATTGTCGCGCCTTGTATCAAGCTGCTTTGTGCAACGCTTTCCAATACAGTCACAGGGGGCAGCACAGCGTCGATACCGACGTTGACCATAGCATCCTTAAAGAATGATGCTTCTGCCGCTGTAAGGTCGCTTAAATCGGGTTCTTTGACCGTTACGATGGCCTTCAGTTCAGCAACGGCTTTATCCAGCCGCTTGCCTTGGTATTCGGTAAGCTCCTTGCCCTTTAATTGCTTTTGCAGTGCAGCGGCAATTTCATCAAGCTGCTTGTTTAGCGCAGCACTTTGCCCAGCAATAACCCGCTCTAATAGCAGTTGCCGTATGATGGTCAGGTCAAGAAGCTTATCCGATAAGTTCATCAATTAGGTTTTTCGATTTGCGCCTGTGCTTGTTGCATTAGGTTGCGAATAAGCGGGTCAGAAACGCGATGCGGCAATTCAGCCAGAGCCTGAAAAATGAGGTTAATTTCATTTACGGAAACTGTGATGTGCAACTGTGGTTGTTGCATTGCTTGCTGCGCGTGTTGCTGCGCTTCGTCATATTTGTCTAATTCGGGGTTCATTCACTTGCTCCTTCTTCAACTGGTGCTGCGGGTGCATCACCTTCTTCAACTGGTGGCGACCAAGGCAGTTCATTGCTTGGCACTTCAACAACAGGGTCTTTGATAAGCGCAATCTGCTTCATGATTTGCGCGTCAATGTGTTCCTTATAAGCACCAACAACCACGGCCTGTATCCATGAAATAACGTCGGCTTCGGTCAGTTCCTCATAAGGAATGAAATTGTCAGG